TTCCTTCTTTGCCTCCAACGATTCTTTAGTCTCAATTGGTTTCTCAGGAGGGAGAATCATTGCCGGACCACCTTTTTTCCCTTTTACGAAATCAGGAATAGGGATAGGACAATCTCCGGGTATCACAGCAAATAATTGTCTGCAATGCGGATTATTTTTTAAGTGCCACTCAGCGAGGGCATCTGTGAGGCCTTTATTCGTACAGGTTTTTGAGGCGTCACTAAATGCCTGTAACAGAACTCCTGCCTTTAAAGCATACCTGCTTTTTGCCATAGTTTCAAGTTTTTTAAATTTTAACATCCGGGTTAATTAAAAAAGGGGAGGCCGTAACCTCCCTTGTATTATGGGCAACATGGAGCCAAGAGGCTTTCCAGTGCTGCTCTCGTGAGTGCTATCGTTCCACCTACAAAGTAAGTCTTCGGGGCAAGAGACTCTTTCATTATATCTGAGGCTCCGGCTGTGAGTAGCCATCCTCCCATCATCTCTTCGTCATTAGGATTCCTCTCAACAGCATTTAACTCAAGCCCGAAATCCCATCCTAATACTTCAAAGACAGTTCTCCCTTCTACCTCTCCTGCTGCCGGGGTTAAGTCTTTATTATAATTATTCTCGATAATAACCATGAAACGGCTATCAACAGCGTTCTGAATCCAGAGCTTATCTTCCGGGGTATTATCGAATATCCTGAAGATCAGCCCGTGATCCCATACCTTCTGGAAGCGTTTTTTAACGAGTGCCACCGAGTGTTCATTCGAGAAGTTATATCCTTCCAGACAGAAAGCATAGCAAGGAGGAGATAAATCTTTTAAGACTAGCTGCGTTAAAAGAAGGGAGTTATCTGGATCAACGGTACTCAAATCCTTATCTACACAGTCATAATTGATAAAATAAATCTTATCCTTTATTCCCGGTACTAGCTGCGCACAGTTCTTAAGAACACACGCCACAATTTCATTGCATCCTATTGTCATAATACTTAAGTTTTTAAGTTCCTACCTGCACAAGACGGTCATCTATGATTTTTGCATCAAAGGCATCCGTAGCCTCTATTCTGTTAATCCTGCTCCTCTGATCGTAAAAAGCATTAATCTTCTCAAATAAACCTGTACAGGCCATCCCTATATTCAAATTCCTTTTCGTGGTATAGATAACCCTATGAGGATTATTTAACCGGGTCCCGTCATTTTCATACGCCCTGATCCACTGATCCCATAAAGGGATAGTGTACATAGTAATTCCGTCCCATTGAGTTACCTGAAGCCCATCAGACATATAGGAAATATCATAAGCAACTCCCAGAGCTTGTAGTTGCCTCATAAGCCGGGTATTAACCGACTGAGTAACTATAAGCACACGGTCAGGTTGTCCGGGGAGAACAGGATGTGCCTCATCAATCACGTTATTCACTGCGGCATACATAAGAGCAGGGGTTGCTACGGTAAACTGTAATGCAGTGGTTAATTCTGTGTTACCCGGAAGGGCAGTCAGACGAGTTGGATCAGCAGCATAGATAACCGCTAGCTGCTGGAAAAATCCATTTATGATATTAAAGAATCCTACATCAAAGCCATCAGTGATTACTCCTCCTGCACTGACATTTGCAGCGGCAGTATTTCCGAACCATACATGACGAAAGATCATCTTTTCTATATCTTTCACAAGAATATCTAGTATAAACTCAAAAATATCTGTATTGGTAAGGTCAAAGACATCAATACCACAATTAAGGGCGAGCTTCATCAGGGTGTCCTCTAACTCATCCACGCACATATCAATTATGATCTCGATATATTTAGGTTCCCATGTCTTCTCGATTGCTGTATCCTCATAGCATTGAGCTGTCGGGTTACAACCCTGACGTGCTTTTCCAACGAGGCCAAAAGTACCGGGGATTATTCCGATCCGCTTATCATTTTTTATACCTGTTACTAAGGTATGGAATAGACTCAAAACCGGAGATTCGAGTACGGCAGTTACTACCAGTTCATTCAACGACCGAAGTTCATCGGCTGTGAAATGAAGGGCATCTAAATTGATCGTGTTTTCGCACGATGGGCTTGCTCCTATTGGCATATTTTCTAATTTTTATAGGTTTAATAACTATTATTTCTGTGCTTTTGCTAGCTCTGCTGCTTGCTTAGCTTTTCTGTTCTCTCGAACTTGTGCGAGATCAATACGGCCAACCCTATCAGGATTAGCAAAATTACGGCTCCGGGCTTCTGGCTTCCAGCTATTTTTCAGCTCTTCCATTTCTTTCACGATAGCGACTGCCTTAACCTTCTCATTTTCTGCTTCGGTTTTAGCTGTCTCGGCCTCTGTCTTAGCTGCCTCCGCTTCTATCTTAGCTGTTTTTCCTGCTTCGATTTCGGCTTCCAGAGAAGTGATTTTTTCATTCGCTATCTCAAGATCTGTCTTATCAACGGCCGGGGCTTTAATATCAGAAATAGCACCACCTGATATTATAAATGTCCTTCCGTCAGACATCTCGAAACTCCCATCCGGGGAGGCTTTGTCTCCAACAGCAGGCGAGCCTTCTTCCCTCTCAACCTTAAACTCCTTACCATCCTTATCTTTCAAAGTCTGGTCTGTCGGGTTGACTCTGGACAGTCCAAGTGCATTCAGTGATTTTGTTACTGCCTCACCTACCTTATCCATGAATTTTTTTTCATCTTCGATTGTTTGTGCCATGATTGACGTTTTTTTATGATATGAATTTTTATTAAAAGCATAAGCCTTTACCGGCTCGATAATTTTTGTAGCAAATCCAAACTCCAGCATATCTTCTGCCGACAGCTTGGTATCTTCTTCCATGAGGGTAGCCAACTTAGATTCATCGGCTCCTGTTTTCTCAACATAGAAATTAAGTATTTTTTCTTCCTCCTGCTTTAAGGATTCAGCGATTGACTCAAGATCATCAGCTTCATATTTATCAGCTAATGTATACGGAGGGATATATGGATTATGTATTTGTCCGTCTGCATTCTGTAAGAATTCTCGTTCTTCTCCGGCAAGAAATATGATAGTAGCAATAGAATAAACCTTCCCTTCTCCTATTGTTTTAATCTTCTTCCCGGAATTAGCAAGCAGATCATATATTGTCCAGCCTTCCTGAACATCTCCTCCTCTGGAATTAATTTTAACGGTTATCTCTTTAGCTGCCTTATTCTCATCCAGCCAGTCAGAGACTAATTTTGCGGATATAGTTTCTTCCTCAACACCAAATATCTCAAGCATATTATCAGGCTCTCCAATATCTCCGTATATTTTTAAGACTGCTTCTGACATTTAAAGATTCATTACTTATTTACAATTTCAGGTGTATCAAAGTAATGACAAATATAAGTGAGCTTTGGTAATATTCTGCTGTCTATAAAGTGACAGCAAATAAAAAAGCCCCTCCGATTTGGAGAGGCTGGGAAATAATATAATACCCTTTATGCTATATTTTTAAATTCTTTTTATATTCCAAGCCCCCAACAAATCCTCTATTTTTTAATTCAACAGCTAAATCTTCATCTGTAAAATCCTTTAATGGGATTAATCTTTCGGCTTCTTTTTTCTTTTTTTTTTTGTCTTTTTGCTTCTCCTCTTTCTCTCTTTCAGCTTTCTCTTTCTGTGCTTTCTTCTTTTTAATTTCCTCTTCCTTTTGTTTTTTTATTATTTCAGCCTGTTCTATTTTTAATATTTTTTGGAAAAATAAAGGCAGCGGTTCATTAGTTTTCCTTTTAACATCAACCATATCACACAATTCAAATAAATATTCATCATAAGGCTTCCTCTTAATTAATAATTTTTTTGCATCTTCATTCTGCCCTAAATGCCACTCTGCAAGTTCGTCCGTAAGATTAATATTAGTACAAGACTTTGAAGCATCAGAGAATGCTTGTAAAAGAACGCCTTCCTTTAATATATAATTACATGGCAACACCCACCGAGGTTCATCAGCATCCCTCATCTTTCGCTTTATTATAATTCCCAGAGATTGTGCTGCATAAATCCAATCCCAATTATTTTTGTTTTCACACAATTTGATAAGATATTCATTTAATAAATCAACATCTCCCGATTTTTCCTGTAATTCAAACAAGAATATTTGAACATTTTTAATTTCTGCTAATTTCATAATATTTAATTATTAAAAACCTCACAGCATCAAACACACAAAGGGAAGAGTGACCGAACCTTCATGTAAATTTGAGCCGCGAGGCTATGTAAATAAATAAATTTCATTTGATATCACTCTTTTAATACATACCAAAGATACACAATTATTTTAATATCCCGCCCCCATGTACTATTAATTTACAACCTTTTGTATCAAGGGCTTGCGCCAGTAATAAAAAATGCTTTTTGCTCTTTCTACACATTTCAGTATCTAAAATGGGATGATCTACCATATCAACTCCGAATAGATGAATCTCCTTTGCTCCGTATTCCCTCCAAGCGATCTGACACGCCACGAAGGGAGAGCAGTAAGATTTATAGAACTGCCGTATATCCAGATTAATCTTTACCGCAGGATAATATTCAGTCAGTTCGATATATTTAAAGCTCGGTTTATAATCCCAATTCACTATCTGGCTATAAAACGAAGATGGAGTACAGCTATCTATATAAAGCCATCTATCAACGACATCTGTCTTATGGTATCTCCATATATCATTAACACCGATACTGGTTACATAATCTTCAGGTTCATATAAAGATAAAGAAGGCCCAAGGCCAAGCACAGCTATTGATAATCCCATCTCCCTTCGATTTCTTTTAATCCTTTCTCCCGACGTAAATTCCTCGTTCCTGCCGGATCGTGATGAATATACTCCCTCGGCTCTCCTGTCCACACCCACCCTTTGCCGGATGAATGTCCTAATCCGGGGAATTCCTTTATTATCTTAGAAGTTAATCCTCTCTCGTGTATATCCCTTGCTGTAAGATAACATGGTGCGCCATGATGTACGTATGGATGATACTTATGATAATTAGCCACATTAATTAAATGGAAATAAGGGTGCAACATCATCATAAAATCTTCTTTTTTATGATGCCTGTGCGATCCATATTCGTACCCATCCATCCCTGTTTTCTCCAGATAACCGACTCCGAAGGTATCTTCCTCCATCATTATTAACATTTTATCAACAGGGCTTTTTAAGAATATAATATCAGAGTCAAAGATAAGAGCAAACTTAGTTTTTACGAGAGATATCCCGGCACACATACCACGCCCATGCCCGATATTATACTCATAAACCCCAACCGTAGTAATATCAGAGGCGAGAGAACAGACATACTCGAAACAGGGATCAGTAGTTTTAGAACCATCTATTATTATCATCTGCATATCAGGATGAAATACCCTGAACGAATCGTATGCTCTTTTCATTAGCTCCTTACTGTTGCTACATACTGAGAGCGCCGTAATATCTTGCATAAAATTGCGCATCTTTTATTCCTATTAAATCTTGTAAATATAAAAAATTATAATCCTTGTTATGCCTTGTAATAGCTCGTGTATGCCCGGCTCCTATTCCCGGTCTGCCTCCTATTCCTTTGATTCCGACAGCTAGATTCCCAGCACTAAACAAATTTATCCTATTCTTGTTTAATAAATGAAAAAAGCGGGCATCAATAAATTTATCCTCTAAGCACATGCGGAATATAGATACCGCCTCAGGGGTAAAAGCAACTTGAAATAGACTGGCATGGTGTTTATTAGGATTAACCACATAACTTCTATAAAATACATTATAATATATTGTGCGTGTCTCTCCGATACACATATATCCAACAAGTCTTTTAGTCATTTCCGTTAGGTAGATCGGTTTATAATAATCATCGTCCTCGATTATAAATATAGCCTCGATCTCATCTTCGTAGTAATTCTTTAAAAGAGTATTTATTCCAACTGATATATTCCTCCCCTGCGTATTAAATAATGGCTCCCATAGCGGTAGTGGATATTCCTTATGTATCGTCCACCCCTCCCGGAAGTCATCTTTTACATTATCCGTACTTCTCGGCTCATAGTCATCTATGATAATCCAAGCTACCTTCCCGGAATAGGTCTGCGCTCTCATCAGCTTTTCACAAATATTAAACTGGCTCGGCCTCGCGCCGGTAGGTGTTATTAATGCGATCATATTTTTATCTTCTTAATGTACTTATAATCTTCGATTGTTCTCATATCAATTAATTCTTCTTTTGGCCATATCCATCCTCTCTGCATCCCTTCCAGATAATGAACTCCATAATTTCTATCAAGGCCGTTATTCCATGCTTTTTCTCTCCTCTTGAATGTATCTGTTCTTTCTGATGCAGGTTTACAGTTGCCATAATTCAGTAATAAACCATTAGCATAATAGATTTTCCTGTTTTTTAACTGGATTGAATCAGCCTCAAACCCAAACGGCTCAGAATATTTTGCTATCATAAACAATTTATTCCCTTTCCTTCCATGGAAATAATTTTTATATAATGGCTGTTTATATTCCTCTCCTGTGTTATATAAATTATAATGCTGTACTCCAATAATATTATATCCCATCCTATCAGCACTTTCAATAGTTTTACGGATAGTTCTCCAAAAAGAATATATTATATCAATCCCAGCATATACAACCCAATCAGGTTTATGCGCTCTAATATCACTTAATAAAAATTTCTGTAATTTTAATAGATCAAATGTCCCGCCTGTATTAATCTTTCTCGTTTGTACTCCATTATTTCTCATCCATTCAAAAGTGCCATCAGTAGAACAGTTATCAATAATATTTAGATAGCAACCCTGATTCCTGTAATAGTTTACCATTTCAGAAATATACTTAATCTCATTATAAGCGAAAGCAGCGACTAATATTTTCATCCTTTATTATTTTTCATTATATATCGGGAATTTAGATAAGTCAGGATAAGGTAATTCAATGTCAGGCATCTCTTTTTTTGTGCCATCGTAATTATAAAACTGTTGTATAAGGAGCAATCCAAGTTCGGAAATAACAGGATTCATATACATATTCCAACCAAGCATATCAAAGCTATCCTCGGCATAAGGGATTTCTCGCCTTCCACTAAATCTCGATCTCTTAAACCACTTATAAGCTTCCTTATTATCTGTAAGAATACATCCTCCCTTGCCAAGTTTCAAATGCTTATATGGCCCGGTAAAAGAACAACACATAAACATACCGGGGAGATACATATTAGCTGTAAATCTTAATGCTGAATCAATTACGTTAGTATCTAATAACCTATAAGCTCCCTTTAATGTAGTTCCGTTGGTATAATAAAATTTAACTATCCCTCCTGCATGAATAATCTCGCAAGGAACACTCATATAAGTTCTGAAAGGAATAAGGATAGTTTTTCCTTTTATATTACTCCACATTAAAGATAAAAATAAAGCATTACTCGCATTGTCAACACAGACACAATATGGAGAACCTGTATATTCAGCAATCGCCTTCTCAAATTCTGATGTTACATTATGAGGGTTCATACTTTTAATTGTTCTAAATCAAATCCATTCAGATCATCCTTTAAGATAATCCTTTCGGCAACCTTATTTACTATTTCTGGATTTGGCTTACCGATATTTATAGATTCACGTTTTATTGCATCCTGAATATCTTTAATCGTATTCCAGTGAATTGTATGAGGTAAATTATTAACATTCGTTATAACTCTTATCCCCCTTAATCCCATCTCTAATATTCCCATCCCGCCACCGCAATAATTTGACAGAAATAACCCGACGAAACACTGACCGTAATACGTATCACTTACTCCGTTTACCCATTCATTCGTGGGAACGGTAAAGTCACCTATAAGCAATTTATTTCCAAGGTTTAATTGTGAAATAATCTTACTGCCGTGATACTCTTTTTTATAGTGGTTTATATAAGCATATACTTTATCTCCCATTATTAACGGATTTACTTTATCCCTTGCCACCGGCTTTATTAAGTGACAATTCACTCCACGCTTTGCCATATATTCTTTTACTTTAGGTAAGGGAGTTATATTAATTATATTTTTGCCTTTAAGTAAATTATAGTTATTGCTTTGAATACGAGCATCATTCCCGCACCAGCGTAAAACGATTATTCCTTTATGTGTCTTTAAGATTGACAAGTCATAAACTCCGAAAAGAACCACTGGAGCCATCCTATCGTGATATTTTTGTAGATTAAAAACATTAAGGAAATCAAAATGTGCTACCGCCTGAGACACTATGCCCTGATACACTTTTAAACCCATAGCCATTCCTCTCCAATATTTATATAATCTTTGATCTCCTTTGATATCTGAATAGTATTAGCAAAGAGTCTATTTTGATACTCCTCCATTATACTATATGTTATATCCTCAAGATTATTCCATTTTATTGATGTAGGGATTCCCCCATTATAGATACAACGCCTCCCCATCATACCTAATTCAAGTACCGTATTTGGTAACCCATCATGCTTTGTCAGGCGTAACCCAATAAAACATTTCTGGTATATTTTCCTTAACTCCTCTTTTGAATAAGTGTCTTTCGTAGTCCTTATTATATATAACCCGGTAGTCTTTTCTATTGTATCGAGGTATTCAGTTCCATAATAATCTTCTTTGCCATAATGATAGATATTATCTCCTAATGAAACCGGATAAATATTATGATCCTGCCATGATACTGGAATAATTTTATGCGGAATATCAAATTTCTTCAGATCATCACTCATAAATTTACTTTTTACTATATGAGTAGCTCTGATTCCCTTTAAATATTTGGCTTTGTTATTATCCAACATTGTACTATCTGTTCCGCACCAGACAATTACTTTTTTATGTATAAATCTATCTAAAGCAGCATAATCAGATTTATCATACATACCAAAAAATACGATAGGTTGATAAATATCATACGCTTCCACGCAGTTAAATTTATTAAGATATTCCTTCTTGAAGGAACTTGCCCCTTCACTGATTCGTGCCTGATTTATTCTTATTTGTTTCATGCAATTAATTACTTAGAAATTACCCTTGCCGGATTACCAGCCAAAACCAGATTGTCTTCAACACTCTTAGTCACTACTGCCCCGGCTCCTATTAATACATTCTCCCCTATATATTTTACTTTATCTGATATTGTGATTGCACCCATACCGAGGAAAGCGTAATTTCGCATATCAGTATATGCACCTAATATTGAACCTGCTGATAAAAAACATCCCTTCCCTATTTTACTATTATGACAGGCCATTGCTCCTATTGATATAACACTATCCTCTCTAATAATAACCCCTGACTGTACTTTTGCGTGCTCAGTAATAAAAACCCCTTTTTTAATCTCTGTATTTCTTGACACATAAGCTGATGGATGTATTAATGTAGGAGTAATTCCCCTTTTCAATCTTATTCGCTCTGCAAGTAATGATCTTATTTTACTATTTCCAATACCTACCATAAAGTTATTATCTTTTACCAGTGATGAATTAAATAAATCATCTGTCGAACCAATCACAGGAATATTCTGTACCAGCTCCCCGGTTCTCTCATTATTATAATGGAATAAGCCTAAAATATTATATCCACAATCTTCAGCAAGTTCGATTATGACATCTGTCCAGTGTCCTATCCCTAGAATATAAATATTCATATCGTAACTCCCATCTCTTTAATAATCCTAAAAACCATTCTCTCTTTAAGATTATAGTCCATCCCGGCATAAAAAGCAGAGTCCCGGACATTATATCCCCTGGTTCTGTAATGATAGTACCTGGAATATACCTCGAAATGATTTATTATCGTACATGGGATTATTCCGATTCGTACTTCCTCTTTTATCCGGGATAGATTCTTATTGATATAATCAAATTTCGTCTGTAATTTACTT